CAAGTTATAAAGATGTATCAGGTAATGCATTAATGACACTAGGTGAAAGTCAATCATTACAAAAGACAATTAATATGGCGTCAGGTTCATTAAAGAAATCAAAAGAAATGTTAAACATAATGGCAACACAGAAAAACACATTGTCTGTAGGAGTGCAACTAAAAACATATCTTAACTCTTTCATAAGAGCAGCGACTGATTTACCTAGTACAAAAGAAACAGCAGGTAAGTTTAGAGACTTTTACAAAGAGAGAACTCAAAAAGAAATAGACGGTGTTAAGACAGAGAAGTCAAAAACAAAATATAAAACAATACAAGATGAAGGTCTTAAATTTATTGACGCTCAAACAGAAAGTATTTACTTTGCTGTCGCAACTTATAAGACATTACAGACAGCGAAAAAAATATTGATTGATAAATTAAATTCAGCAAAAGGTATTGGTACATTTAAAACAACACCTACTGGTTTACAGGCAACAAATCCTGAAGGTTATGTTGCAGTAGATAAAAAAGGTAAGGCAGTAAAACTTGTAGATAGAATGGAGTTTAGTCTTCAAAACTTTACTGTTGCAAAGAATTGGGATAAAAGTTAATGGAACTAGAAAGATTTTTAATTAAAGAAGGTCTATATGATCCAGGTATCTTCAAAGCATTCTTTCTTGCAGGTGGTCCTGGTTCTGGTAAGACTTATGTTAATGATAAAATAACACCAGGTCTAGGATTAAAGAATGTTAATTCAGATACAGCATTTGAAAAGGCATTAAAGAAAGCAGGTTTATCTTTAGACATGCCACCAGAAGAAACAAAAGCAAGAGACAAAATAAGAACGAAATCAAAAAGTTTAACGTCAAAAAGATTAGATTTATATATTGCAGGTAGATTAGGTTTAGTTATTGATAGTACCGCAAGAGATTTAGTTAAGATAGAAACAGGATTATCAGCATTGAAAAGATTAGGATATGATTGTACTATGATATTTGTAAATACAAGTTTAGATGTTGCGTTGGCAAGAAATGCATTAAGACCTAGAACAGTACCAGTTGATATTGTGAAAAAAAGTCATGCAGAAATACAACAAAATATGGGTAAGTTACAAAGACTATTTGGTATGAAAAACTTTATTGTTATTGACAATAATAAAGCAAATGATAAGATACTAGATAAAGCATACAAGATGGTAAAGAAATTAGTTAAAAATCCTATAACAAACTATACAGCAAAAATATGGATGAAAAAAGAATTAGAAAAGAAACAAGCAGCATTTGAAGAAAGAAACTATGCAAAAGACCAGAACAGATTGCTAGACGATCATCTAGAAATAAAGCACGAAGGGTTATGGGTGATAAGGCAGTAAAAGGATTAGATGTAGGACATAAAGATAATGATCCTATGAACAATGATCCAAAAAATCTTAGAAACGAAGACCCAAAAGTTAATCGTAGAGAACCAAGACTTAGAGATAGAGATATTACAAAGGAGAACAAAATGAGCGAAGAAGATTTTTATGATCCTATTACTGAAGCATGTTGGACAGGTTTCAAACAAGTAGGTATGAAAATGAAGAATGGCAAATCAGTACCTAACTGTGTGCCTATTAAAGACGCAAAGATAAAAGAAAGTTTTAGAGAGTTTGCTGAAAACGCACCTAATACTGCTGACGCAATGAAAAGATATAAAGCAGGTAAGGCTGGGTTTACAGATAAAGCACACTTGAAAGCAAAAGGTTTAATACCTAGAGCTGATGGTGAAAAAAAGAAAAGTGACAAATATAAATGAAAAAGTTTAATGAGTTATTAAGAAGTAAAGTAGGTAGAAAACAACCTGTGGTGTTTGCTTTTGGCAGACTAAACCCTCCTACTATTGGTCATCAAAAACTCATTGAAAGAATTATTACTATAGCAAAAAGAGTAAAAGGTTTACCTGTGCTATATGTAAGTGCAAGTCAGGACAAAAATAAAAATCCTTTGACAGCAAAACAAAAAGTAGATTACTTGAAGAAAGTATATCCACGAGGTATTGACATTAGAACCGCAACAGGCAATGAACGTACATTTATGGAAATATTGAAAAATAGATTTGATAAGAAATACACAGATGTGTATATGGTTGCAGGTAGTGATAGAGTTGCAGAATTTAAAAGACTAATTAAAAAATATAACGGTACAGATTATAACTTTGATACTGTAAATGTTGTAAGTGCAGGAGAAAGAGATCCAGACGCTACTGGTGCTACAGGAATGAGTGCGAGTAAGATGAGAGGTTTTGCTTCTGTTAACGACTTTACAAGTTTCAAACAAGGACTGATATCAGGCACTAAGGAGAAAGATGCTATGAAATTATTTAAAGACTTAAAAAAAGGTATGGGAGTGAATGAAGATATGGCACCCGAGGATGAAAATTTGAGAACAATACGAGAAAATTATCATAACAATGATTTATTTAATATGGGCGACATTATTGAAAACAATAACAATGGTAATGTAGGTAAGATTATCAAAAGAGGACCAAACTATGTTCAGTATGAAATGGAAGATGGTGGGGTTGAGAAAGCATGGTTGAACGAAATCACACCTGCTAATAATATTGATAGTGAGATACAAGTTGAAGATGTTGATAAAAAGAAATTAGTATTACAAAAGAATGCTAATCAATTAAAATCTTTTTCTTCTTTTGAAGAAGAAATTAATGAAAAGAAAGGTGATATTGTTATAACTCTTAAAGGTAAAGAAGTATCTAGACATAAGAGTGAGAGTGAAGCTAGATCGGCTTGGCATAAACTACGCAAGAAACATGGTAATGATGTAAAAGTTAAAAAAGAAGAAACTGAGTTAGATTTAGATATTAATGAAAAGAAAATTGCACAAGATCCAGATGTAAAAGCAAAACCTGGTACGCAACCTAAAAAATATTATAAAACATTGTCTAAGAAAGATAAGAAATCAAGAAATACATCTTTTGCAAGATTTGGTAAAAAACATCATGATGACCCAGACGCATACCCTAAATCAGGAAAACATCCTGGTGATGCTAAGGCTAAAACTAAACCATCTACATTTACAAAGAAATTTGATAAAATGTATGGTGAGGAAGAAGTAAAAGAAATACAAGATATCAAGTCATGGGCAGAAAGTCAAGAGACTATTGATAAATGGCGAGATCATTATGGTGCAGACTACAGAGTGCATTTAGATAAAACTGTTTCTGAAATGATAGATGATGTTGTAAGTGAGAATACAGGTGTAAGAAACAAAGCAAAGAAAACAGGTATGCCATATGGTATATTAATGAAAGTATATAACAGAGGCATGGCAGCGTGGCGTGGTGGACATAGACCAGGTGCTTCTCAACAACAATGGGCAATGGCAAGAGTCAATAGTTTTGTTACTAAGTCAAGTGGTACTTGGGGTAAAGCAGATTCAGACCTTGCAGCAAAAGTTAGAAAAGCAGGAAAGGATTAATATGGTAAAGACTAGAGAAGAAGTCGAAGCAATTGATAAGTTTTGCGAAGAAAACGATTTGTATTCTGACTTAGAGATTACAGAGGCAGAATATCAAGGCAGAAAAGTAAAACTAAACGATCCTATTCGTGGTGGTTCTAAAAAGTTTTATGTCTATGTAAAAGATGGTGATAAGGTAAAGAAAGTATCATTTGGTGATACAACAGGTTTATCTATCAAAAGAGACGATCCTGGTAGACGTGCTTCGTTTAGAGCGAGACACAATTGTGACAACCCAGGACCTAAAACAAAAGCAAGATACTGGTCGTGTTATCAATGGCGTGCAGGCGCTAAAGTTGACAATTAGTATAAATAGTATAACGGAGAGAAACTATGAAGTATAACAAATCGATGGCACAAATCTTGGCAGAAATGAACAAGGTCAAAAAAGAACAAGAGGGTGAACAAGAAGACCCGATTGATCAGGCTAAAGCAAAAATAGACAAAATCAAGAGAATGGCAGTATTGAAAAAGAAAATGCAAGATTTACAAAAGTCTGAAGATACTGATTTAGAGGAAAAAGTTGAGTATATAGAATACAAATTTAGAAACTCTAAACAAGCAGTTGACGCTGTAAGATTTGTTCAAGCAATGAATACTGGCGTGCCTAGAAATCTAGACATTAATTCAGATCAAGAAAATAAAGGTATCATAGTATTTGACGCTGGTAGAGATGACTTTACAAAAGTTCATAAAATGATTGTAAAGAAGTTTAGACCTCAAATACTTGCAGTTGAACGTGTTGAAGAAGAAACAGATTTAGAAGAATTTACAGACAAACAAATCGAAAGACTAAGAAAAGAGTATGAGTCATTGAGAGGTAAAGAAACTGGTATCAATCCTGAAAAGTTTAAGAAGTTGCGTGGCATGATGAAAAGATTTCCAAAGGCAAACTTATTG